GAGGTAACCTGTTACACGAGGCTGGTCCTTCTCTTCGTACTCCTCGTTGGTGATCTCGATGCCGAGCTGCTGCCCGACCAGATCATCAGGGTCGAAGTCGAACGGACCGTCCGGTGTGTCGTAGCCCATGCAGTTCAGTGCGGTGCGGAGTACCCACAACGACTGAGGCAGCAGCATGAACCGGTCGAACACCGTAGAGCCGATCTGCGTCTTGTAACGCACGACGACCATCTCGTTGCCGTTGGAACTCACGTCCTTCTCAGCGCTCTTCACCTCAGCGGTGTAGATGCCATCAGGCGTGGGCATCATCCCACCAGCATCGACGTCAGTGAAGTCCACGCTGATCATGTTCGCGTTGCGACGACTTCGCCTCTTAGCTGGTGTTTTCTTACCAGCAGCGGGAGCCCGTTTCGCAGGCGCTTTCTTTCTAGGCATTTGCCTTTCTCCTTACTTTACGTTTTGGTTTTGTTCCTGCGATCAGGTTCCGAATCTTGTCGAACGTCGCGTCTACGATGAACTCAGGAATCGGACCTGCTGTCGGAGGTCTGCGGATCTTCGTCGAATAAAATGCGTGTGGACCGAGCCGCATACAATAGTCCACGTGGCGCACCTCCTCCTTGTCTTCTGTCTCCCACCGTTCTTTGATGTACATCGAACCGATGGAATCGACTGCCCCGTCAAGGAAGGAGCCCACGGACGGCATGACACGAGCACCAATGCTGGGCTCGATCATTTCGTCCTCGTCGTCACCCGGCTCATCGATGCGCTCGTGCGCGATGAACAGGATGTGGTAGCGGTCGGCAAGCTCACGCCAATCGCTGATTGCCTGTTTGATCATTCCACTGAGCTGTCCCCACATCTTCTGAGTGAACAACTCATCTCTACCCTTGCGTGCTCGACGCCGCACTTCAGCCATGCCGATGTCCTGCAGGTTGGTGACCTGATCGACTACGATGCTGGCGTACTCAGTCTCGGTCTTGTCGTCCATCAGTGCCCAGTACAGCTCATCGAACTCAGCCCATTCGGTGATGCGCACAACGTCAACACCCTCGACCTGCTTGATGGTCTCGGTGCCTCGCTCGTTGGTGTCGATGAACAGGCAGGGCTTCGGGAACGTCGAACCGAAGTATGTCTTGCCAGTGCCACTGCGTCCGTACACGAGCATCACGAGGTTGGTCTCCAGCTCACTGACTGGCTGAATCTTGTCGAGGATGCTTGTAGGCTTTTTCCTACGCTTCTTCGGGGCGGGTTTCTTTTTCGCTACCATTAGTCGTCTCCGATCTCTCGTTGGGTGAACTCCGACTTGATGATGAACTCAGCATCGAGTCCACGGACTTCAGCCTCGCAGACAGGTCGGTACTCACAGGTGTTGCAGTTGAAAGGGCTCATGCTGCGGGTGCAGTGTGCCTTCGGTTTTTTCTTCTCTTGGATCTCACGCGTGGTTTCGAGGAAGTCATCGGTGATGATTGCGATCATCTTCTTGGTCGGCTTCGGCAGGAACACGCGCTCGTAGAACGTGGTCTCCTTCCCATCGAGATGCCTGAGCATGTCGGCGTAATCGTTGACATCGAGCTGGTTGTCAGCGATGGCTTTCTGGTAGGTGTAGACGTCGGTGTCGATGTTCTTGGCTTGGGATAGTTTCCCTGACTTCAGGACGTCGGGTACACGTGGTGCCTTCGAGCGGGCGTAGTCCCAGCACACACCATCGAGCGGCTCATCAGGGTGCGTCTCGTTCCACGCCCACACGTAGAGGAGCAGCTGTAACTCGCTGAACCTATCCTCGGCAGTCGGAATCGTGGCGACGAACTTGTGGTCCATCAGCCAGCGGCGATCTTGCTGATCGATTGCAACCTTGTCAATGAATCCAGTGAAGCGCGGCAGCTTACCCGGCAGATCGAAGTACACATTCTGCTCGCTCGCTTCGTAGCGCAGCGGATCCTTCCGGTACATGCGCAGATAGCCCTCGAAGATCTTGCCGCAGTCACCGATGATGTCACCACCTTCCTCCCGCTCTTCTGCGAAGTAGGTGGCGTACTCCTCTTCGTATTTGGCGAGCACATCCCAGGCGTCACCTCCCGTGGACTTGCCCTTGGACATCTTCATCCTGACGTGCGCGTCCAACATGTCGTGCAGGATGCTGCCCTTGAACATGCGCACGAACTTCCGCTTGCGCTTCAACCCCTGAACATATTTGTAGTGCCATGCCTGTTGGCATCGTCGGTACTTGTCTACCTGCGAGAAGCTAGTTGTTGCTGACATAATTATCACGCTGCATATTTTTCTCCTGCTCCCCAGCGTCCGAGTTCGGCTTCGCCTTCCATCGGTACGTCGAGGGTAATTTTGAATGTGTCCATCAGTTTCGGTCGCTCTGCGATCTTCAACATCTTCGGCACGACCTCATCGAGATGCTCGTTCTTCACGATCTGCAGCACAGAGTCGTGGTGCTCGCCCACCAACCTGAGCTTCGAGCGCGGGAACGTCTGGTGGATCTCGATGAGACACATGACTTTGTAGTCGCCAATCATTGCCTGCACACCGCTGTTCACAGCCTGCCTCTCGGCTTCTGAGCGGATCATCCGATCCTTGGCACGGATCCCAGGCAGACGTCTCAGACGTCCTGTGAGGCAGCGTACGTGCCCGTTCAGGCGTGCTAGCTTCTTCACCTTCCTGTGCCACGCTTCGAGGCTGGCGTACAGCAGGAAGTACGCGGCACGCGACGACTTCGCCTCCGTCACCGACGGTGACCATCCGTAGTCCTTCTCGGATTGCTCGATGAACTTCTTGTACTGCATGCCGTAGATGTATCCAAAGTTGATTGCCTTGGCACGCGTGCGTCCCTCGTACCAGCGAGGCTCCATTTTTATGCACATGCCCGGTCCTTCGGAGAGCATCATGTCCAACGCAACGGAGTAGGTGAACTCCTTCTTGTAGGCTGGGTTGAGTTTGTGTGCCGTCTCGCGCACGAGACCGGCGAACTCACCCTGCGTACCGACAGCGAGCGTCTCCATGAGCGTGCGCCAGTGGATGTCTTCGTGGTTCTGGAAGACGCGCATCATCTCCGGGTCTTTTGACATGTGTGCAGCGATGCGCATCTCTGCGGTAGCGAGGTCCATGGCGACCAACGTCCAGCCTTCAGGTGCGGTGACCAGATTGCGGATGGATCCATCGCGAGGGATTGGGTGCAGCGGTGAGCTGTAGCGTCCGGTGACGGTGCCGTGCAGCTTGTAATCGAAGTGGTACTTGTTGCCGATCCGGTACTGCTCCCAGCCCTTGATGTAGGTGTTGAAAAATTTATCGGCTTCCCGGTACTCCAGCAATTTGTTGACGATGGGGTGTTTGCCTTTCAGGTGGAGCAGGGCTTGCTCAGACGTGCTCTTTTGTTTTTTCTTGGTAAGAATTTTGCAGGGTAGTTTGAGATCGTCATATAGGAGTTCCCCGATCTGCTTGGGTGAGTTCCAGTTGACTGGATCCTCGTACCCCACCAGCTCGTTCAACTCTTCATTCAGCGTGATGCGTCTGGAGAGCAGTTCGAGCCCGATCTCTTTGCGAGCATCCCCGTCAATGGTCATGCCTTCCATCTCGGCATCTTCCATCGCACGCGCTCCAGGCATCGTGAGCTTCCAGAAGAGCCGGTGCAGTTCAGGTTGGTCTCGTAGCATCTCCTCGAACAGCTTGCCCAGCCTGAGCGTGTACGCACCGTCTTGAGCGCAGTACTTGTAGTTGCGCACGGGCTTCTTGGACTTGCCCTGCTTCTCTGCCAGTGGAATGTCGTACTCAGGCTCATCGAGGTAGGTGCGGCACATCGCTGTCAAGTCATGGGCGACGTTTTCATCGAGCAGGTGGTGCGCTAGCATGATGTCGAAGGAGAGCCGGAAGCTGCCACCGAACTGACAGCGCATCCACTTGTTGTCGAACTTCCCGTTCTGGGCGTAGGTGCGTTTCTTGTCTCGCTTCGCGATGAAGAACAGCAACTGCATCAATGACTTGAGAGCACTGCCATGGGCGAACGGACTATGCGAGAACTTCTGATAATCCGGGTGCATGTAGCCGGGGATGACCCACGTGCGCTCTTCGAGTGCTATCGCGACAGCAGTCACATAGCCGAGCGGGTCGAATGGGAAGAGACCGGAGGTTTCACAGTCGTAGGCAAATTCATCAGCCGCCTCGAATTCTTTCACGAACTGGTGGAGATTGCCCTTGCGAACGACATTCCACTCGACGCTGTCATTCCTGAGCCCTCCGCGCATAAGTCTCGCGAGTCGGTGCAGGTCATCCTGCAACCCCGGAAGCTTCGAGGGATCTCGTAACGTGTACGCCGGGTGGAAGATCGGCATGCCGATGTAGTCCACCTTCGGATTCTCGATCACCTCACCATGGAACTGATTAATTTTGGCCTTGCCACGGAAGAGCGTCTTCGTCGCTGGCACGCCAGCGGTCACCACGTAATCTGGTTTCAGGCGTTCGATCTCTTCGTTGAGGTAGGGTCGGCAGGCTTTGATCTCGGCAGCGGTCGGGGTGCGATTACCCGGCGGGCGACATTTGACGAGGTTGGTGATGTAGACCTTGTCGATGATTCCGTTCTGCTCTAACTCGTTGCGGAGGATGCGCCCGGACTCACCTATGAACGGATGCCCTCGCTTGTCCTCATTGGCACC